AAGGCTGATCGTCCTGCTCTGGCTGGTCAATTCTTTAAACGAGTTCAGGATATACTAAATCAAGAATCAGTCAGTTGCACTGATCCCAAGATCCTGGCCAAGCTTATTGAAAAGCACTTTCCTGATTATCGCAGAATCTTAAATGAGTTACAACGCTACAGTGTAAGTGGCAGCATTGACGAAGGTATTCTGGTTAACTTGGCTGATGTCAATACCAAAGAATTGACCGATGCACTTAAAGACAAAGACTGGAAGAAAATGCGTCAATGGGTGGTAAATAACATTGACAATGATCCGGCTACCATTTATAGAAAGCTCTATGACAGTTTAACCGATCAGGTTGAAACCATTCCGCAATTGATTTTATTACTGGCAGATTATCAATACAAGGCAGCATTCGTGGCTGATGCCGAAGTAAATCTTGTAGCTTGCCTGACTGAAATCATGGCAGCTGTAAAGTTTAAATAATGCTGGGCGATCTCCTAGGGCTAGAAGCTCCCAAGGTCGCTGAAGTCATTGATACCAAAAAGCCCAGAGTCAGCCCCTGGGACATAATCAATGCCATCAATGCGCATCAGACTGATTTAGTCAACGAAGACAACGAGACTCAGTGTAAGAAAGAAGCCTATTATGTGTTTAGAGCTCTGAGCATGGGAGCGGATACAGTAATCTATGCTAATGAAATGAATGCCAGATCACATCTGGACTTCCAGCTACAATTCGATTTTCTTATAAATACTATAAGACCACGCAAAAGATACAACAAGTGGTTAAAAGCCGAACCGGTTGAAGTGTTGGATTTAATACAAGAATACTATGGATATAGCATAACCAAAGCCCGCCAGGTATTACCTCTATTAAACGCAGACCAGCTCAGGTATATTAAAGAACGATTGAATAAAGGTGGAACATAATGATCCAAGATTTTTTTAATCTGGACCTACCATTCGAATATATTCCCTTGGAAGTTAAACTGGCTCAGCCCGATGACTTTCTGAAGATTCGCGAAACGCTTACACGCATTGGTGTAGCCAGTCGCCGAGACAATACTTTGTATCAGAGTTGTCATATTCTTCACAAACAAGGACATTACTTCATAGTACATTTCAAAGAGCTTTTTGCTCTGGATGGTAAAACTACAGATTTGAGTCGTAATGACATACAGAGACGCAATAGCATAGCAAAATTGCTGGCTGATTGGGGTCTGTTGGTTATATTACAGGCCGAGACACATACTGATCAGGCACCATTGAGCCAGATCAAGATACTAAACTTTGATGAGAAAAATCAATGGAACCTACAGACCAAATACAACATTGGTAAAAAACGCAACGTCAAGGAGACTTATAATGATTAAATTAGAACTAAGCATCAACGAAGTAAATGCCATTCTATTGGCTCTGGCAAAATTACCCTATGAAACCGTGGCGCCGCTTATTGAAAAAGTTCGTGAGCAAAGCCTTCCACAGGTTCCAGAAGATCAGCGTCCTGACGCTAAGCGTGATAAATTGCAAGAAGATTTATTAAAAGCTGTAGCTGACGCTGAAACAGTAACACCCGAATAGATATATATTAAGACCTGGGCAAGTCTAAAACTGCCTGGTTACGCCCTCTGGGGTAGCCTTTACATAAACTCGCTTAACAAGGAGAAACACCATGACAGCTTTGTCACAATTAGCCTTTGGTCCTGGCTTCAAGGACTTTGAAAAATTTTTCGTTGGATTTGATGACCACATCAATCATCTAAACGAATTAGCCAATGCAGTAACACGCAATTCAACTGGATATCCTCCATACAACATTACAAAAACCGGCGATCTAACCTATGCCATAGAACTGGCTGTTGCAGGTTTTGATGAAAAAGATATTGAAATTGAATATGCCGAAAACAAATTAACCGTAAAAGGCAGCATTGCTACTGATGATACAGTCGAATTTGTACATCGTGGCATAGCTAACCGAGACTTTACTCGTACTTTTGCTCTAAATGACGAGGTAGAAGTAAAGAATGCAAACCTACGTAATGGGTTGTTAACAATTGAATTGGAAAGGATTGTTCCAGAACACAAGAAGCCTAAGAAGATTAGCATTGGAACAATTCCAACAATCCGAGCTCAGAAAAAAGAGCTTTTAACAGAAAAAGAAGCAGCATAAATTATTAATAAGGCCGGTGGAAACGCCGGCCATTTTTGGAGTTATTATGAACATTAAATTGATTCGATTACAAACCGGCGAAGATCTAATTGGCGATGTGGTCAAAGAGGGTGCAGCCCTTACCTTAGAAAATCCCTGCATGGTCTATGTAAGACCAAATTCAACAAATACTGGCGCCAGCGTTGGACTAACACGTTGGATGCCCTATGCTGAAGCCAAGACATTTACCATTGATACAAAATGGGTAGTCATTGTTACTGATCCAGCAACTGATCTTAAAAATGAATACAACAAAGCATTCGGTTCAGGCATCGTAGTACCACCAACCAGCATTCAGGTAGCAAATTAACTTGACAGCAGTCCAGATTTATACTATAATCTAGTATACTGGAGAGCTGGCCGAGTGGTCGAAGGCACTTCCCTGCTAAGGAAGCATACGGGCTTAAACCTGTATCGAGGGTTCGAATCCCTCGCTCTCCGCCAAATTTTGGGCCTATAGCTCAGTTGGTTAGAGCAGAGGACTCATAATCCTTTGGTCCCTGGTTCGAGTCCAGGTGGGCCCACCAAGATTTTAAACATATAAATATAGGACTATGGCACAAAAAATAATTAAAAAACCCAGCAGAAACAATTTCAGCGGAAGTCGCATAGAAGTTGGCGATGCTCCTTTTGAAGTAGCTTTTAGAAAGTTTCGTAAAAAAATCGAGGATTCTGGTTTATTACGAGATCTCCGAGATCGAGAACATTATATTAAGCCCACAACTTCTCGCAAACAAAAGAAAGCAGCTGCTGTCAAACGCTGGGAACGAGAAGTAGCTAAAACCAAACTACCACCGAAATTATACTAACATGGCAACCAAAAACGACATCACTGGTGACTTAATTAAAAGTAAAACCAGCAACGAAACCTTTGACAAAAACTTCGATCAGATTGACTGGAGTGTTAAACTAGAAGACAGCATCAAAGACCACGAAGAGTTACTAAAAGATCTTAAAGATTGACAGCAACACCGTAGTATCATATAATATTATTTTAACATGAAGGAGCAACGATGAGTTATATTAATGCAACAATCACAGATTTTAAACTCAATGCCTATCACCAGGGCAAATTCACCGAAGTAAAACAGGATGACCTACTTGGCAAGTGGTCCGTGCTTTTCTTTTATCCAGCAGACTTTACCTTTGTCTGTCCAACCGAACTAGGCGATCTAGCCGACAATCATGCTGAGTTTCAAAAGCTTGGCGTAGAAGTCTATGGCGTTAGTTGTGATACTCATTTCGTTCACAAGGCCTGGCATGACGCTTCAGATACCATTCGTAAGATTCAGTATCCATTAATTGGCGACCCAACAGCTGTATTAGGTAAATATTTAAACATCTACGATCATGAAACTGGCCTAACCAATCGTGGTACATTTGTCATAGATCCCGATGGTCGAATTCAGCTAGCTGAAATCTCAGCCGATGGTGTAGGACGTGATGCAACTGAACTATTACGCAAGGTAAAAGCAGCCCTGTATGTGCGAAACAATCCAGGTCAGGTTTGCCCGGCTAAATGGACCGAAGGTGCAGCTACCCTGACTCCAACCCTAGATCTAGTAGGTAAAATTTAATGAGCCACAATCACGTAATGTTGGGTGAACCCAAAGAGGCACCGCGCGTAGATGTACAAAAGGCAGTTCGTTTGTTTGACCAGGAACAGTATAAAATGATTCTGGTGGCAGCAGCTCGCGCTCGTGAAATTCAACATAAAAATAATTTTAAAGAAAAAAAAGATGCACAGCTGATTAGGACAGGATACAAACCCATCAATGCTGCACTCAATGAAATTATCGACGGTACATTAACACCCTAAGGATATAAAGCATGGCACAACCCGGCAACAAAGTAGTCCACAAAAGTAAACGTCATAATAATCCCATGACCTACAAGAGTGGTAAACCACGCCTGAGAACTCTCAATGTTGCACAACTAACAGCATTGGCAGACAAGACTCAGGTTAAAAAAGAAGCATCTAAAATTCAGCGAGAAATCGCAAGGAGAACATAATGGCAACACATGACCAAATCTTAGAACAAGTAGCAATCTATACAGCAGAAAACGAAAAGTTTGAAACCAAAGGCGTAAAAGCTTCTGCTGCTCGTGCTCGTAAGGCTCTGGGTGAAATCGGCAAGCTGGTACGTGCTCGTCGTAAAGAAATTCAAGAAAAGAAAACGGCAGCAGCATAATGGAACAGGCCCAGGTGGCGAAATTGGTAGACGCACCAGTTTCAGGTACTGGCGACGCAAGTCATGGAGGTTCGAGTCCTCTCTTGGGCACCAAAATGAGTAACGATCAATTTTATAAATGGATCATGAGCATTACCTTTTTAGGTAGTGCTCTTCTTTTGAGCTCAAATTTTGAATACAGCAAGATTGGTTTCATGTCTTTTTTTGCTGG